TGCTGGCATGGCGGCGGGGTGAGCCAGAGCGGCCCATGGATGAGGACGATCCGCAGTGGCTTCCCATCATGTACGGCATTTCCACGCTGACGCAGGACGATCCGGACAGGATCGCGGAGCTGGACATCTATGACGAGGCGCTATGGAAAACCTGTAATCCCAGCTACGGCGTGACGATCCAGCCCCGGCAGTTCCGGGATGACGCCCGGGCAGCCAAGGCCAGCGAGGCGGCGGAGCGCAATTTCCGGTGGCTTCGCCTAAACCAGTGGATCTCTACCAAGGACGTAGGGTGGCTACCTCTGACCCTCTACGACAAGACTCAGATCGGCCCATCCGCCAAGGCGGAGCGGGAGGCGTGGGTGGAGGAGCACCTGACGGGCAAGACCTGCTACGGCGGACTGGATATGTCCCTCCGGACGGACCTCAGCGCTCTGGTGCTGATGTTCCCGCCCCAGCCGGGACTAGATCAGGGCGTGGCCCTGTTCCGGGCGTGGCGGCCCCTTGATGGCGTGACGGAGGCGGAGCAGCGGGACCATGTGCCCTACCGGGACTGGGAGCGGGCCGGATTCCTCACTCTTTGCCAGGGCGACATGATCGACAACCGGGACGTGATCGCGGCCATTCTGGACGCCAAGGAGCGGTATGATCTGCGGGCACTGGGCATCGACCAGTATCTGACGGCCACCATGACGCCGCTGCTCCAGGATGAGGGCGTGGAGATCATCGCCATCCCCCAGACCATGGCAGGCATGAGCCCGGCCATGAAGGAGCTGGAGGGCCTGATCCGGGAACACAAGATGCTCCATGTCCACAACACCTGCGCCCGGTGGTGCTTCGGCAATGTGCGGTGCGCGGTGGACGGAAATGAGAACCAGAAGCCCATGAAGAACCGGAGCATCGGACGAATCGATATCACGGTGGCGTGGATCATTGCCGTGGCGGCGTGGATGGTGAAGCGAAATCAGAAGCCGGATCTGGCGGCGGCTATGAGCCGTCCCGGTTTTAGCTTATAACGCGGTCCGATTCGGACCGGAAAGGAGACCGCATGAAAAAAGTAAAGAGCGCTCTGGCCCGGTTCGGCCCGGACATGCTGCTGGTCTGCGGCGTGGGCACCGTGGCTGTGGGCTTCGGGATGATCTGGCTGCCGCTGGGCGTGATCGTGGCCGGCGGGGCGCTGATCGCCTTCTCCCTGCTGAGCGGTTCGGGAGGTGATGAGCAGTGAGCATGACCAACAGGCTGCGGATGGCCGTCAGCCGACCGCAGCAGGTACGGAATGACGTGACCGTCAAGACGCTGGCAGCGTCCGGCGGGCTGGCCGTGGGAGAGCTGACCGAGACCACCGCCCGGAAGCTGAGCGCAGTGGACGGGTGCATGGAGATCCTGAGCAACTCCATCAGCAAGCTGCCCAACTTCGTGATGGACAGCCGGACGCGGGAGCACGTAGACCACTACCTCCTGCGGCTGCTGAACGTCCGCCCCAATGAGGCCATGACCCCCAGCATCCGGCGGAAGGTGCTGGAGAACAGCCGGAACGAGGGCGGCAACGGCTATGACTGGATCATCCGGGACCCCCGGACGGGGATCATCCGGGAGCTGATCCCGGTGCCCTGGTGGCTGGTGCAGCCCTGGCGGGATGAGGCCGGGCGAGTGTGGTACACCGTGACCCATCCGGTGACCGGCACGCCTATGGTGCTGCCCAACGAGGACATCTGCCACTACAAGGCCACCACACGGGACGGCCTGACGGGCATCTCGCCCCTGCGGCGGGCCAGCGAGGTGCTGGCAGCTGCCCAGGCGGCGCAGTCATATGATTTGGCGTTTTACGCCAACGGCGGCCAGCCCAGCGGCGTGCTGGAGACCGACAGTGATCTGGGCGGCTGGGCGGAGGACGTCAACGGCAAGCACATCCAGAACGCGGACGGCAGCTACCAGACCCGGAAAGACCTGCTGCGGCACGAGTGGGAAAAGGTCCACGCAGGGCCAAGCAACAGCCACCGGCTGGCGATCCTGGATCTGGGGCTGAAATACACCCCCATTGCCGCCACCAACAAGGACGCCCAGTTTGTAGAAAACAAGGAGGTCACCATCCGGGATATCGCCAGATACTTCGGCGTGCCCCTCTACAAGCTACAGGAGGGCAAACAGGCCTATGGCAGCAACGAACAGAACGCCATTGAGTACGTGGTGAGCACCCTCCATCCCATTGTCAACCAGTACGCGGAGGAGCAGACATGGAAGCTGCTGACAAACACGGAGCTGCGGCAGGGCTTGGAGATCCGCATCAACATGATGGCAGAACTCAAGGGCGACACGGCCAGCCGTGGCGCCTGGTACACCAATCAGCGGAACAACGGCGTGTTTTCCGTCAACGATATCCGGGCACTGGAGGACCTGCCGGATGTGGAGGGCGGCGATGAGCGCCGTGAGAGCCTGAACTATGTCCCCTTGAAGGACTGGGCACGGCTCAGCGAACAGAGAAACGGAGGGAACGCAAATGCGGGTAACACTTAACGGCATCGTCGCAGCCGATGACGATGTGGAGATCTACCAGTGGTTTGGCTTCGCGGCTTTTTCGCCCAAAGCGGTGCGTGACGCGGTGGCGTCCACCCCGGAGGGCGAGGAGCTGGTGCTGGAGATCAACAGCGGCGGCGGCAGCGTATTCGCCGGGTCTGAGATCTACAGCGTTTTGAGATCTTCCGGCATCCACACGGTGGCCGAGGTCCAGAGCTTGGCTGCCAGCGCGGCCAGCTACATGTGCCTTGCCTGTGACGAGGTGCAGATCTCCCCGGTGGCGCAGATGATGATCCATCTGCCGTCCACCAGCACCAGAGGGGACCGTGGAGATCATCTGCGGAGCGTGCAGATGCTGGACAGCACCCGGGAGGCCATCCTCAACGCCTACGAGCTGAAAGCGGGCGGCAAGGCCGACCGTGCGGAATTTCGCCGAATGATGAGCAACGAGACGTGGCTGACGGCTCAGGAGGCCGTGGACTGCGGTCTGGCAGACGGCATCATCGGTGAGACGGCCGGGATCGCCCCGCAGAATGTAATGAATGCCATCGGCAGCGGCATCCGGGCGCTGGGATGCGCCGGGATGCCGGACATCACGGAGCTGCGGGCCAGATACATGGCGGAGCAGCACCCCGCGCCGGAGACAAACCCGGCACCCACAGCATCAACGGGCGGTGAGCCCGATGCAGATACCGGAGACTGGCAGGCACAGGCTCGCCTGGATCTGGAAAAAATCAGATTTTAAACGGAGGTAGCAAAACATGAACAATCTCAGACGCGATCTGGTGGATCTGACCACCCAGCGCACCGCCCGTCTGGAAGCCGCGCAGGCGGCTCTGGATGCGGGCAACCAGGCGGACTACGATTCCGCCATGGCGGATGTCCGTGATTTCAACGGCCGCATCCAGAACATTCAGGATCTCATCACCGAGCAGGACCGCCAGATCATGGCCGCTCCCGCTCCCGCCGGCGCAGAGGCCCGGGACATGGCCGAGGAGCGCGGCCATGCCCTTATGACCGGCAAGGCCGTGACCTTCACCGCCGACGAGACCCGCCGGGCCGTGATGAACTCCATTACCCTGGCCACCGGTACTCTGGTGGAGCCCACCGGCGCCGGCAGCAACATCCGGGACCCCCTGGGCAACGTGGTCTCCTCCATCGTGGATCAGGTGTACGTCCAGAACTTCACCGGCATGGGCAGCTTCCTGGAGCCCTATGTGATCTCCGAGATCGACGCCAAGGGCGGCAAGGTTACCACCAACGCCGGCAAGGCCCGCACCACCAGCGCCGACCCCACCTTCGGCGTGGCCAAGATCAGCCCCTACGAGCTCAACGTGACCCAGTTCGTGGACCGCAATATCTCCCGACTGAGTCCCGCCGATTACTACACCAAGATCTACAACATGGCCATGCGGGCCATGCGGCGCAAACTGGCGGCTTTGATCGTCAACGGTGACGGCCAGGCATCCCCCGACATGTTCGGCATCAAGAACGCCAAGAACGTGGCGGGCGCTGCCATTGCCGCCAGTGTGGACGTGTCCAGCATCGACGAGAACCTGCTGGATGACCTGTTCTTCTCCTACGGCAGCGACGAGGCCATCGGCCAGAACGCCCGGCTGCTGCTGAACAAGACGGACCTGAAGACCATCGGCAAGCTGCGCAACAGCGACAAGCAGCGGGTGTTCAAGATCAACCCCGCCACGGGCAACCCCAACATCGGCACCATCGAGGACGGCGGCAACATCGTGCCCTACACCATCGTCAGCGACCTGACCGCCCTGTCTGCTTCCACCGCTGGCAGCGCTGCCATCCAGACCATGCTGTACGGCGATCCCGCCAACTACGAGCTGGGCCTGTTCGGCGACTACACCGTGCGGGTGGATGACAGCGTGAAGGCTGTGGAGCGCATGGTCACCATCCTGGGCGACGCCATGGTGGGCGGCAACCTGATCGTGGACAAGGGCTTCGTTATCGCGAATCTGCCCAAGTCCGGCGGCTGATCGGAGGGGTGACGGATGGCGGCGTTTAGTGACCGGCAGGCCAGCATCCTGAGCTATTGCCGGATCGACGATCCCACGCCGGAGGACCTGAGCCTGCTGGAGGGTTTCCATGCGGACGCCGTCAGCTACATGCGCAACGCGGGCGTGGCGGAGCCGGAGACCGGTTCCGCCCGCCTGCCCCAGTACAACGCCTGCATTCTGGCGCTGGTGCTGGACGCCTGGGACAATCGGGGCACTCAGACCGCCGACAAGGCGCTCGCCGACAATCCGGCTTTCCGTCGGCGGCTGAACCAGTTGAAGCTGACGGAGCCGGTGCGGTCCGAATCGGATACGGAGGTCTAAGCCATGGACGTAAATACTGGAAAGCTGAATAAGCGGGTGGAGATCGTGCGGATCTCCACCTCCCCTGATGCTGACGGCTACGCAGTCCCCACGGAAACGGTGATCCGGCGCCCCTGGGCGCAGTTCTCCCGGGTCAGCGGCTCCGAGGCGCTGCGGCAGGGCGCAGACATGGGCGACATCAAGGTGCGGTTCCTGATTCGCTCCGGGCATACTGCCATCAGCCGGAAGGACCGGGTGCGGTACAATGGCGCGGACTACGAGATCGAGTACGTCAATGACTACGGCGACAGCGGCGAGTATACGGAGCTGATCGCCAAGCTGCTGACGGCGGGAGGCTGATATGAGCATCAACGAGACCATCATCAAGGCGGTGACGCCCATCGTGCCGGTATGCGTTCCGGATGTGTACCGGCCCGACGCCGGGGAAACTCCGGCAGAGATCTACTGCGTGTTTAACTACACGGAGTCGCCGGATGTGTTCGGAGACGATGAGCCACAGGCCATTCGGTATTTGATCCAGCTGCACCTGTATCTGCCGCTGGGGCAGACGCCGCTCCGCCTGAAACGGCAGCTTCGGCGGGCCATGCTGGACGCCGGTCTTGCGGTTGGTGATTATACCAACGCCAGCGATCTGGAAGGCCAGCACTACGTTCTGGAGTGTCAGGCGCTGGATCTGGAGGTGGGCTGATGGGCTTCACGGTCAGAGGCTTGGACGAGTTCTCCCTGTCCCTTCAGGAGCTGGCGGAGCTGCCGAACGCGGTGCAGGATGACATGCTGGAGGCCGGAGCCGCAGTTGTGGCCAAAGCCCAGCGAGACAAGGTGATGGCCTACGGCATCTATGACCAGGAGAGCACCCAGCATGTGGCGGATTCCATCAAGCCGGGCAAGGTAAAGCTAAAAAAGGGCGAGAGGGTCATTTATGTTAGCCCCACGGGCAAACGGAAGCGGGGGAACACAGAAACCCGCAACGCGGAGATTTTATTTGTCAACGAGTTCGGCAAGAAGGGCCAAAGCGCCCGGCCTGCCGTGCATGACGCCAACGAGGCCAGTGCGGAAGCCACCACGCGGGCAGAGTTTGAGGTTTATGACAGGTGGCTGAAATCAAAAAATCTGTAAGGAGGAAACCATGGGCAACAAAGCAGTTAAAACACCTCTTGGTATGGTGTCCAGTTACTTCTTCCCCTTTGCCAGTGAGCCGGTTGGCACCCATCCGGTCTACGGCGATAAGGTGGACATGGGCGCAGCCGTCAAGGGCTATCTGAGCCTGACCACGGCCTCCGGCGACATCACCGGCGATGACGCCATGCTGCTGTATTTCGAGCAGTTCGTCTCCGGCCAGGTGGACGTGGAGACCACGCTGAGCGATCTGGAGGTCAACGCCAAGCTCTACGGCCACAGCTACAAGGCGGGCCGGGAGACCGCCAAGGGCGAGGACAGCGCCCCCAACGGCGCCTACGCCTTCATCGAGCCGATTTTGAAGAAAGACAAGACCCTGGTCTACCGGGCCTCGTTCTTCTACAAGGTCACGGCCATGCTGAGCGCGGAGAAGCAGGAGGCGGACACCCGCAAGAGCGACTTCAACCCCAAGATGAACGCGGTGAGCCTGCGGGTGATGAAGGACAACGCGGACGCATGGCGCGAGCGGCAGGAGTTCCCCACCCAGTCCGAAGCAGAGGCGTTCATTGACTCTCTGGCGGGCGGCACGGCGGCCTACGGCGTGACCATCACCCATATCGGCACCGGCACCAGCGATCCCGGAGAGGGCACCACCTATGTGACCGCCGGGCAGAGCCTGGCCATCGACTTCGGCACCAAGGACCCCACGGCGCTGTATGACAACGCCGTCAACGTGACCAGCAAGCTGGCCACGCACAAGTACACCGTCAGCTCCATCGCGGCGGCTCACGAGATCGTGGCCGTCTGGAGCACCTGATCTTTACCGCAAGGACGGCCCGCAATGGGCCGCCCTTGCAGGAGGTTTATGCCATGCGATACGTTACGTTTGATTTCGACGGCAGCCCTCTGCCGCTCATGCTGACGGCGGGGGCGCTTTTTGATATTTATGACCGCTTCGGCGTCCATGACAGCATCCTACGGGCCACCGGGGCCATGGAGGACACCCCCCAGGGCTGGATGGCCTGCTGTGAGCTGGCGGAGCTGCTGATGCAGCAGGCGGCGCTGTGGCGCAAGCGGCAGGGCTATACCGACCGCAAGCGGGCCACGGGCTGGCCGTGGCGCTCTCAGGACCGGGCAGCGGTCCGCACCGCCGTGCGGCAGGCCATTGCGCGGGGCTTTTACCGGGCAGTGCCATCCGGAGAGGACGCCGGGGAGGTCAACTTAGTTCTGGCGGCCCGGGAGGATGAGCAGGCGGAGGATCCTGAGCGGCTGCGGATCGGGTTTCTGGCCGTATGCGCCGCCCGGCTGCATCTGGCCCCGGCAGATGCTTTGCTGCTGACGCCGGGCGAGTATCTGGACATGGTGACGCTTTTGAGCGGCGGAGAGGAGGGAGACTATGGCGGTCCGGCAGATTACAACTGAGATCTCGATCAAAAACGAGGCGGAATTTCGGAAGCAGATGAAGGCTGTGAACAACAGCCTTTCCGGGATGAAGTCTGAAATGGCCAAGGTTTCCGCCGAGTTTGACGGCCAGGCCAACAGCGCCGAGGCGCTGCGAAAGAAGCAGGCCATTTTACAGCAGCAATATGATCAGCAGAAGGAGAAGGTCCAAGCACTGGCCCGGATGCTGGAGAGCGCCAAAAGCGCCTACGATGAGAACAGCGATGTGGTTCTGAGCTACCAGCGGCAGCTGAACACGGCCACGGTGGAGCTGATCAAGTTCGACCGGGAGCTGAAGAACACCGACAAGTATCTGGATGAGGCCGCCCAGTCCGCAGACGGTACGGCGTCCAGCATTGACGAGTTTGGCAAGGCCGTCAAGGACGCCGGGGATGAGGGCTCCACCGGCATGGGCCAGCTCAAAGAGGCCTTTGGCCAGCTGGGCGATGCGGCCAAGAGCGGCGACATCAACGGCGTTGTGGAGGCTCTGGGCTCCATGAAGGGCGTGTTGGTGGGAGGTGCTGCTGTGGCCGGGGCCAAGGCTCTGGCGGACGGTATTATCAACATCACCGAGTCCACCAAGGAGTACCGGACTATTTTAGGGACGCTTGAGACCTCCAGCAAGCAGGCCGGTTACACCCAGGAGCAGACCACGGAGATCTACAAAAAGTTTCAGGCAGTACTGGGCGACACGCAGAAGGCCGCCACGGCTACCGCCAACCTTCAGGCGCTGGGGCTGAGCCAGGAGAACCTGCGGGTCATTGTGGAGCAGGCCATCGGCGCATGGGCTACCTACGGCGACTCCATCCCCATTGACAGTCTGTCCGAAAGCATCAACGAGACGGTGCAGGTGGGAAAGGTCACCGGCGTCTTTGCGGACGCCCTCAACTGGGCAGGCACCAGCGAGGACGAGTTCAACGAGCGCCTGGCGGCCTGCGCCGATACCACCGAGCGGGCCAATCTGGTGCTGACGCAGCTATCAGAGCAGGGCCTACAGGCCACCGGGCAGGCGTGGGTGGAAAACAACCAGGACATCATCGCCGCCAACACCGCTCAGGAGACCATGAACGAATCCATGGCCCAGCTGGGCGAGGCGCTACAGCCTGCGGCCAGTTTCCTGCTGGAGTACGGATCTGCTCTGGTGGACGTGGCAACGATGGGCGTCAACGCTCTTTCAAGTCTGGTGGAGTGGTTCGACAATCTTTTCAACGCGCAGCAGAAGGCCACGCAGGCCAGCTTTGAGGCCATCAACAGCCAGTACAGTCTGGCAGACTACCAGGCCAACGGTCTGGTCAATGCCGGCGGTGTCATCGACTATGCAGCCGCCAAGCGGATGCAGGACGCCGGGACATTCAAGCGGGCCGCCGGCGTCTCACGGAGCGACGCCCTCAAGCGTGGATGGAAGCTCAGCCCTATCAACGGTTCCCACGCCGACGGGCTGGATTACGTCCCCTTTGACGGCTACGTGGCGGAGCTGCACCAGGGCGAGGCGGTGCTGACCTCCGGCGAGGCCAGTTTCCTCCGCAGCGCTATGGCGGCGGGGCGGACGCTGGGCGGCAGCCGGCGGAGCAGCCGGGGCGTGTCCGATTCGGACACCGGCGGCAGCGGCGGCACGCCGAAGGTCTATGACTTGACGATCCCGGTGGAGCTGACCATTGACGGCGCCACCTTCGCCCGGAAGGAGTACAAATACCGCATCGCGGAGGATAACCGCCGGGGCGTCTCTCTGGCGGGGAGAGGAGGCAGCCGATGACACGGCCACCCTATATCGTAGACGGCGTGGATTTCACGGATTACGTCAACCGCTGGCAATACTCCGTGGGCTATGTGTACCGGGAGGGCTCCAACGCGGCCCTGCGGCTCAGCGGCTTACAGCCCCGAGACCTGCTGGCCATCAAGACCCGGGTCTCCGTGACGGTGAATGACCAGCAGGGGCCGCAGCTGGCGGCGCTGCTGACGGCGGTGCTGAAGAACTACGTGCAACTCACTTACTTTGAGCCCAAGGACAACGCCGTCCGGACGGCCACCTTCATGCCCACGGTGGAGGAGGTCAGCATCCCGCCGGTGCCCGGCTCCGTCCGATGGGGTAAGGGCTTCCGGATCACCATGGAGGAGGCGTGACGATGGCAGTCAACGAGATCCGCTACAAGGGCGTCAGCTACGCCACGGACGATGATATCAAGGTCCCCTCCGGGATCCTGTACGAGGTCAAGGCCCTCCGCTCCGACAGTCTGGAGGCCAACAGCCTCACCGTAACGGTGTTTTCCAATGACAAGGCCATCATGGGCTTCGCCAAAAATGACAAGGTGGAGTATTTCCGGGATGGCCGCCGGGTGGGCGTGTACTATCTCCAGACGGTGGAGCGGGTAGGCAGCGACGCCTATACGCTCTCCGCCCTTTCCGCACTTGGACGGCTCCTCACCATGCGCCACGTGGGCGGCATCTACACCGGCCAGACGGTGGCGGAGGTAGTCCCCCAAATCTGCGGCCCGGTAGAGGTGATGATCGAGAGCGTATACGCCAGCCGCAAGCTGTACGGCTACCTGCCGTACAGCAACCCGGACACCAAGACCGGCAACGGCCGCAGCGCCCGGGATAACCTCTCCCAAGTCCTGTTTGCCATCGGGGCGTCTCTGGGGACTGATGAAAACGGCGTCATGCGGGTGGAGAAGCTGTGGGATGGCGTCTCTGCCACGATCACGGCGGACCAGATCAACGAGGACTCCTGCTCCACCGTGTACGAGACCCCGGTGAGCGCCGTGGAGATCACGGAGCACCAGTGGGTCAAGAGTCAGGATACCGTCACCCTCTTTGAGGGCACGGCAGAAGACGGCGCTCTGGTGACGTTTGAGGACCCCGCTCACAGCCTGACGGCGGAGGGCTTCACCTTCACCGAGCAGGGGGACAACTACGCCATCCTGTCCGCCGGGACCGGCACCCTCACCGGCAAGAGCTACAACCACCTGACCCGCATCGTCCGCCGGACGGTGACGGAAGGGGCTGAGGAAAACGTGGTGACGGTGAGCGACGCCACGCTGGTGTCCCTCACCAACAGCGTGGACGTGGCCAAACGCATGGCGGACTACTACCGCCACCGGGAGACCATCCGGGTGGACGTGGAGCCCGGCACGGAGCGGGCGGGCAGAGTGGTGCAGATCTTCCACCCGTGGGACAAGAAGATGGTCCAGGCCTGCGTGGAGAGCCGGGAGACGGTGATCTCCGGCATCCTCAACAGCCAAACCAGCGCACTGGTGGGATTTAAGCCGGCGCAGCCGGATACAAGCCAATATTATAACGTCCGTCAGGAAATCCTTGAGGACACTGAAATTGTAATCCCGGAAGGAACCACGTCAATTCATGCAGTGCTTGGCTCTGCAGGGGATGATGGGCAGGCCGGAGCAAATGGCACGGCTGGTACTGACGGAGGATACGCTCGAATCAATTCCAGCGAAACAGGAACGTCTGTAGGTACACAAGGCAAAGGTGGGGCAGGAGGAAAGGGTGGCCTCGGCGGCAGCGGCGGAAAAGTTCTGTCTGCTGATCTGGAGGTCTCCCCCGGCGATGTGCTGCACATCCGTATTGGCTTAAACGCTGGGCAGAAAGAAACCACCATTACTTTGAACGGGAAGCTCGTCAGCAGCGCACAGGGGGCCGTTATGGCTGCCGGATACACAGACCCCACTACGGGGGACGTATACTCTGTTCCTGGCGTTTCCGGGATCGATGGCGCAGCGGGCGGCAATGCACAGACGACCACTACTGATGCTTCCCCTGGTGGAAATGTTGGAGAATTCACGGGCGCCCATGGAACCTCGGCCAGACTGGAGGATTATACCAACACTGATAAGGTAGCGGATGGATACACGCAAAGTACAAACTCTTCTACAGGTCAGTATGGCACATTCACCGGCAGGGAAGATATCTCCACGGACAAAGACGGCTATGTCACTTTCCTGGGGCGTGAAAAGACGATTGGCGGCACGGCCAGTTCGTTTGCTGACGGCACGGCATATAGATTAGTGTCTTCTGATTCTAACTACACGCAGTACAGAAAGGGCGTGGCCTCCAATCCAAATGTCACTGTTACTACGGTTACAAATACGCATAAGTACAAGACCATCCGTGCACGAACAACCTATGGCAACCTCGGAAGCGGTGGCGGCGGGGCTGCACAGGGGGCAAACGCCAGCGATGCTGCCGGTGCGAATGCTGCTGCGCCGGACGCACCCACTAAGCGTGGGAGCGGTGGCAATGGTGGCAACGGCGGCGGTGGCGGCGGTGGCGGTGGCGGTGGTTACGTATCAATTACCGGAGACGCCGCAGCCAGCGCGGGCGGAAGAATGTATGGGCTATCCGGAGGAACAGCAGGCCAAGGAAGCAAGGGCTCCCACGGCTCAGACGGATACGCCATTTTGTACTATGGTCTTATCAGTAAAAGCCACACAGGCCCATTGGTCACATCCGAACAAAAGTGGCTGCTGGATAAGCTGGGCCGCAGAATGATTGTATAAGGAGGCAGCTATGGCAACACTGGAAGAGCGTGTGACGGCACTAGAAACCCAGCTGGCAGCGCTGACCGCTCCGCCCACGGAGTATTACACCATGGCGGAGACCGGCGAGACGGTGGACGCTGCCGTGCAGGCGGTAAAGAACGGGAATTTTGAGATTCCATCCTCCACGGCGGGAAGCACCAAGAAATTCAAGCTGACGGTAGACGATACCGGCACCGTCAGAGCCACGGAGGTGACGTCCTGATGGTACAGGGTGATGCGTACAGCATCGATATCACGATCAAAAACCTGGGCGAGGCGATCCCGATTGACACCGTGGAGAAGGTAGAGGTCACTCTGCTGAACCTGACGCGGTCCTATCCGGAGGAGGTCACCTATTCGGACGGGAAATTCCACTTCCCGGTCACCCAGACGGAGACCTTTAAACTTCCCCCGGTGTGCCCCATGCAGGTCCGGGTGAAGTTTACCGGCGGGGACGTGGTCGGCTCCCTGATCCAGATGGTGGAGGTGGCCGGGGCGATCAGTAAGGCGGTGCTGTGATGCTTACCTTTGAGCTGCAACCGCGCGAGGCCCTTGAGATCTCCTTTGCCGTGTCCATCGTCGCGGGAAAGGGAGACCCCTACACCGGGGCGTATCAGGTGACGCCCAAGATCTACGGCCCGGTGGTTTTGGAAACAAAGGACAAGTCCATGGCGGACGATGTGACGGTCTTAAAAATCCCCCAATTTGAGGTGTCCAACGAGGCCGGGGGAAATACATTGATTATGGGAGACGAGTATTATGGCGGATAAGTACATCAACAAGGTCATCATCGGCAATGACGTCAAGCTGGACCTCACCGCTGACGATATCACTGCCGACAAGCTGGCAAAGGGCATCAAGGCCCATGACAAGAGCGGTGCGCCCATTGTGGGCACCAGCACCTTCGACTCCGACACCTCCGGGGACACCGCCGTCGCTGCGGAGATCCTTCTGGGGAAAACGGCCCACGCGAAAGGCGCAAAGCTGGTCGGCACTATGCCGAATCAGGGCGGCAAGACCCTTGACATCACGGACAAGTCTGCCCCCGTTTCCATCCCCATGGGCTTCCATGACGGCTCCGGCAAGGCGCAGATCGCGGAGGCGGAGGCGGCAAAGCTGATCCCCGCCAACATCCGGGAGGGTATCACAGTCTTGGGCGTGTCCGGCACCATGAGCGGCAATGAGGGCATGAAGGCGCAGGCCAAGAGCGCCACGCCCACTTTCGCCCAGCAGGAGATTTTACCGGATGAGGGCTACAACTGCCTGTCCTCCGTCACTGTGGCGGCAATCCCTGTCAGCTACACCGACAACGAGCAGGGAGGCCAGACCCTGAAAGTAGGTGCGTAAGAATGGCGGTCAACAAGGTCGAGGTAAACGGTGAGACGAAGCTGGATCTGACCCAGGACACCGTGACCCCGGAGAATCTGCTCTCCGGGGCCACCGCCCACAATGCAGCGGGGGAGCAGATCAGCGGCGCGGTGGCGCCTGTCCGATACGATGTTGCTCAGAACCTGACCTCTGAGCAACAAAAGCAGGCCCGGGACAACATCGGGGCGGCGTCTCTGGGCGCGGACGGCAAGGTGCCTGCAAGCCAGCTGCCGGAAATCAGCTCCGTCAAGACCTACACCGCCACCATCGGAACTACGTGGGTGAAGGATAAAAACACCGGCGTCAAGACGCAGACGGTTGCCATTGCCGGGGTCAAGGCCACCAACACCGCCACGGTAGACCACGTTTACACGGGGGCAGGGACTTCTGACGATTACGCGGCCTTCGTGGAGGCGGAGAACCAGTACCTCAACTGCATCACCAACGGCTTTGCTGAGACCTATAACGGCGGCATCAAATTTACCATCTTCGGGGACGCCAACACGGTTCCCATCCCCATTGTTGCGGAGGTGAGCTGATGGGCAGAGTGATTTTGAGCGGGGCGAGTAAAGGTATGACCAAGCCAACCGTAGGAACTCCTATTTCGGAACTTGCAGTTGGCTCCACAGTCAAACTAAGCGTGAATGGCACCGTAACTGATTTTCTGATCGTTAATCAGGGTATCCCTTCTAATTCCATCCTGTACGACGACTCTTGCAACGGCACTTGGCTGTTGATGAAGGACATCTACGAGAACAGACAGTGGCACAACTCGAATGTGAACAATCTGGAGAACAGTACCATCCACAGCTATCTGAATGGAACGTTCCTCAACCTGTTTGAGAGCAATATCAAAGACGCGATCAAGCAGGTGAAAATCCCGTATCGCAAGAATGGTGGTTCTGGCGGTTCGGATCAGAACGGTGCGAATGGCCTGCTCTGCAAGATTTTCCTGTTAGGCGGCTACGAGGTTGGCTTCACGACCTTTGACAGCGAAGATTTCCCGGTGGACAGCGCGAAGTTGTCCTACTTTGCGTCTGGGACCGGCACGTCCGCCAACAACAAGCGTATTGCGAACCTGAACGGCTCGGCCGCCGCCTGGTGGCTCCGCTCCCCGCGCGCCAGCAATGCCGACACCGTGTGGGGCGTCTATACCAATGGCGACTACTTCAGCAGCAGCGCAGTCAACTCGCGCGGCATCCGCCCCGCTTTGATTCTTCCCTCTACACTCTCGGTCAATAAAAACGGGATGGTGATTGCCTAATGGGACACTGTTTATTTTTGCGGAAGGGCGAGGTGCATACGGCGCCGGTGACGTACAAGGCGAACTTTGCGGATAATACGTGGGCGCAGATCATTGATGCTTGCCACAAAAACAAAGTCCCCGCTACTTGGGCGGTGGGCAACCAGAAGCCCATGACGATCAATGGGACGGCGTATGCTATCGACATTATCGGAAAGGGGCACGATGACTATGCCGACGGTTCCGGGAAAGCTCCCCTGACCTTCCAGCTGCATGACTGCTACGCGGACAGAAAGATGATGAACGGTGGCAACACCAACAGCGGCGGCTGGACGAGCTGTGACATGCGAAGCACACACCTGCCCGCCATTCTGGCGCTGATGCCAACGGAGGTACAGAACGGCATCCAAGAGGTGAATAAGCTAACCTCGGAGGGTTCCCGGAGCACCACCATCAGCACCACGGCGGACAAGCTATTCCTGCTGAGCGAGATCGAGATTTTTGGTAACATCACCTATTCTGCAAGCGGCGAGGGCACACAATACGCCTACTATAAGGCAGGCAACAGCAAGGTGAAGAATTACAACGGTAGCGCGAACTACTGGTGGCAGCGCTCTCCACGCATTGGCAACTACACGAGTTTCTGCGCGGTCAGAAACAGCGGCCTCGCCGACTACATCAGTGCGAATGATGTGTATTGCATATCTTTTGCCTTCTGCTTTTAAAAAAGCCGGAGGTCAATCCTCCGGCAGGCCCCACAGGGCTTCCGACGCGTTCTGCTGGGCGACGACTTTACGCTTGAGTTCGTCCAGCTCGTCCAGAAGTTCTACGGTCATGTAGTAGAGTTCTTCATAGGCTTGGCGCTGTGCATCGGTCATGTTGACCACCTCCTTTGAGGGGATGATACCACAGAGGCCGGGTCGAAACGCGTCGGAATGTGGGGCAACAACAAATTAAAATCGGTTGAAGATTCAACCGAAAAAATGAAAGGGGTATACATTATGGAAAAGAAGTTTGCTGAGATCATCAACGAGGGCTGCAAGAGCGGCAAGACCATCGAGGCCATCAACAAGGAGCTGAAGGAGGCGGGGGCCAACTTCCACCTGAACCCCGACGGCGGGATCGCCGGTTGGACGGAACAGGAGATGGCCGAGGGCTTCAACCAGGCGGAGAAGGAGCCGGAGGACGTGCGTCATCTGCATGACTATATGCGGCGTGACCCTGCCAAGGCCAACACCGAGGAGGAGGTCTGGACGCCGGAAGGCCATTACCGTATTACCTTCGACGAGGATGGTCGTCCTGAGAAGGCCGTGCGGGTGTGACCACCGAAAGGAGGTACACCATGAACGCTTTACACATCAAAAACACGGTGTTGGCGGTGCTGGCTGCGGCTGGCTCCGCCATCGCCCAGGCACTTGGAGGTTGGGACGTGGCTCTCAAAGTTCTGATCTGCTTTATGGCGTTGGATTACGCCACGGGCTGGCTGGTGGCAGCGATCTGGCACAAGTCCGGCAAGAGCAAAACCGGGGCGCTGGAGTCCAATGCCAGCTATAAGGGCCTGGTTCGGAAGGGCGTTATGTTGTGTCTCGTGTGGATGGCGGCACTGCTGGACCAAGCCACCGGGAGCGACTTTGCCCGTGACGCTGTTTGTATGTTTTTCATCGCAAACGAGGGGCTGTCGATCCTCGAAAATACGGCAGTGATGGGGGTCCCCTACCCCGCCTTTATTAAAAATATGCTGGATGCCATCCGCCAGGCCAGCGATCAGGGGAAACAGAATACGGAGGCTCACACATGAGCACGAGAGCGGGCACTGTCCCGCTCTCCGACCTACAATTCATCAAGATCTATTTCAACCGGAAGCGTCTCCGCTCCACCACGGCCAACCTGAAAAAGATGCTGGCGGAGGCGGGCGGGGACGCTATCTGCAATGGCTCCATTTTCCTGCGGAATCAGACCCCGGCCTGCCATTTGAAGGCAAACGGTAAAGTTTACAAGGCCCCCAATTACCGGGCGTGGGCCATCAGCTGGAATACCCCGGCGGACTTCGGTGTGAAAACCGTGCCCAACGGGGACCGGAATTATATGGAGTGCGTCCACCTCATCATCGGCGGGAAGAAGATCAACCCCATCCACTGCGGAGCGGATATGAAGTACCGCGCTCCTCGAACGGCCATCGGCACCAAGAACGGTCGGTTCGCCTACTATGTGAGCAAGGACCGGCGGACGCCGGAACAGCTCCGTGACCTGCTGGCCGCGTCCGGCTGGGACAACGCCATTATGATGGACGGCGGCGGGTCTACCTGCTTCATGGACAGCGAGGGCAAGGGCTTCACCGGTGACGGGCGAATCATTCCGTTTTTCCTTGCGTGGAAGTACAAAAACGGGGACGCATTTGAACCAGAAGGAGAGAAACCAATGGTAGAGATCAACGCCTATTCCAAGGCAGCGGACGGCGGCAAGAAGCTGTCCACCCATTTCAAAGTGAAAGAATTTGCCTGCAAGGACGGCTCCGATGCCGTGCTGGTAGCGCCCCGTTTGGTGATGGTTTTGCAGAGCATCCGCAGCCACTTCGGCGCGGCTGTGACCATCGACAGTGGGTATAGGACGCCGCAGTACAATACCAAGGTCGGCGGCGTGGCCCACAGCCAGCACTGCTACGGCACAGCGGCTGACATTACCGTGCGGGGGCAGAAACCGGCAGCGGTAGCGGCCTACGCGCGACAACTGATGCCAGACTGGGGCGGTGTGGGGGTTTATGACAGATTTTGTCATATCGACGTGAGAGAGACCAAGGCTGACTGGAAAGGATAAAACCGAAAGGAGGGCCAGAAGATGGCAACATCCACGCGGAAACGCGCTCTGCAAGTCTGGAAAACCCATGGAAAAAACAAACCGAGAGATCCGGGCGCTGTTGTCATCCATGGCCCCGGCCCGGGCGGCGCAGGCCGTCCGGCTGGTAGGCTTGCCGCCTGACGAGGAGACGGCGGTGCTGGCGGTGGACGTCCACGGCCAGAGCTGTCTACAGGCGGCGGCGTTGCTCCACGTCAGCGTGGACGGCCTTGCCAAGATCCGGCGGCGTGCCTACGCAAAGATCGCGGATGATATGCAGGGATGAGAAAAGCCGTGTCCGAATCGGACACGGCTTTTCTTTGGGCAGTTTGAGGGCAGAATACAGGCAGTTTCCGGGCAGTTTGGCTGTCCGGATTTTTTGTATCATTGGGATAGGAAAAGGAGGTGCGCTATGGATCAGCAATTTGCGATCGCAGGATACACGGGCTCCAGCTGCCTGATGTGCGCCATCGACGGCGCGGACATCTGGCAGGTGGACTATTTTGGCAACCGTCAGCAGATCATCGGAAAGACCGCAGCGGCCTACACAGAGCTGGAGGGCACCACCCAGCAGTACTATGACAAGTTGGTGGAGTTGGGCATCATCACCCCGCCCAAGACGCAGGAGGAGCTGATGGGTGAGATGCAGTCGGCTATGAGCGATATGGCCGAGATCATCAAGGGCCTATCGGCCCAGGTAAAGGAGCTGAAGGAGAATGGATCTCAAACAGATCATAGCAGCCGCGTCGAGGATGTTCCCCAGCGCCGACCTGCAAAACGCGGTGCAGAAGGCGGAGCAGGCGATCAGCGGGACGGCTGACACGCTGGAGGGCGTCCAGAGCACAGCCAGACGGCTGGGCATTGATCCCAATATTGCCAACAGCCTGTATGCCCGCTATGGGAAGACCATGCAGGCAAAGGCCCTGTGCGGCCTTCTGGGGACCACACCGGAGGCTTTGCGCTCCGATGCTAACAAGATCCTTGGCGGCGCACAGAACGGCTCACAGACCCCTCAGAAGGGGAAAGCGGGCGGTTCCACCAAATTCCCCCGGCTGAAATAGCCGGTTGGAATAAAAACACGAAAGGAGCACAAACACATGGAAGATCGTAGCACTGGTATGAGCTGGATTGCAGTCCTCTTTGTCATCATCGTGATTTTCGCCATTTTCGGCGGGAATTTCGGCGGCGGCTGGGGCTGGAATCGCGGCAACAATCCCTATCCCTCGCAGGAGGGCTGTAACCGGGTGAGCAACTGCGAGATCGAGAGACAGGAGATCGCCGACACGGCCCGGACCCAGTACCTCATCGAGCAGCAGAGCAATGACACCCGTATGGCCATCAACGCCAGCACGGAGGCCATTACCTCTCAGGCCAGCCGGATCTATGAGCAGCGCCTCCAGGAGACCATCTTTGATCTCAAGATGGAGAACCAGAACCTCAAGAACGGCATTTTCACCAAGGAGCAGACCGACGCGCTGGCGGCGAAGATCTCCGACTGCTGCTGTGGCTTCAACCGCCGTCTGGATGCCATCGAGGGCCGGATGCTGACCAAGCCGAACCTGTACGGCGTTGCGTCCACCTGCGGCGGCCAGATTATTCCCGCATCCTGCGGCTGCAACGGCAGCGGCAACATCTGAGCAACTTTTTCCACATCGGAAACAGTTCAGGCCCCTTCGGCCGGGTAATGGGCGGGGCCGGTGCCCCGCCCTTCAATTTTGAAAGGAGAAAAATTATGAGTTGTAAGTCTGCTTTATACGCTGCTATGCAGACTCCCACGGCGGTGGCTGTTGGCGGCGTCATCCCTCTGGGCGGCCTGATCCGGCGGTACGGCTGCGACATTGCCCTCAACGGCAACGCGGTCAACCTCTCCGGCGTCGGCTACTATGACGTGGACGCCTCCATCACCGCCACCCTTACGGCGGCCGGAGCTGTCACCGTCACCCTCTACAAGGACGGCGTGGCCGTCCCCGGCGCCACGGCCACCGAGACCGGCGCGGCCGACGGCACGGTCAACCTGGATCTCACGGCGCTGGTGCGTCAGCCCTGCTGCGCTGCCGGTGCGGCTCTGACTCTGGTGCTGACCGGCGTGGAGGCTACCGTCAACAACGTGGCCCTGCGGGTCCAGCGGATCTGACGGAGGCGCGGCATGGTGCAGTTGTTAATCGGGATGCTGCTGGGCGTCATGGCAGCCACCCCAACCGGCCGCAGCATCGGCAATCAGATCGGCAACGCTGCCATTGATAAGGTCAAGGAGGCCATGAAGGCCCCGACGGCCGGAGAGGAGGACAACCATGGAGAATCTGCATGAGCAAATCAAGGCGTATATCCCCAAGCTGGAATACAGCATCCGGGAGTATATGCGGAACCCTGCCACACCCAACGCGGCGCAGGGGATCATGGCAATGGTGGAATGTCTGAACATGCTCAAGAGCGCCGAGGGGGCGATCTGCACGGGCCGGGAGATGACCAAGGCTGACGCGGAGGCGTGGGCGGCCCACATGGTCAACGAGGACGGCACCACCGGCCCGCACTGGCCTATGGAGCAGACCACGGCGCTGGCGGAAAGCATGGGCCTTTCGTGGGACCATATTTCCCCGTGGTGCTGGTGGATCACCATGAACATGATGTACTCCGACTACGGCAGCGTGGCCATCCATTATGGCGTCAGCACGGCGGAGTTCTTCGCGGAGTTGGCCCAGGCGTTCCTTTTTGACAAGGACGGCCCCGGCCCCAAGGCTAAGCTGGCGGCCTACTACCACGGCATCGTCAAGGCGGGGGAGCAGGGCTGACTGTGTTCGGGACTGTGTTCACGCATCACTTTATAACTGTTTCTATCCGGCTCTAACAGCCAGTTAAAAACAGCGAAAAACCGTTGAAATTGCAAGCATTACAAGCAATTTCAACGGTTTTTCATTTGGCGCGGAAGGAGGGATTTGAACCCTATTCTTTTTGGCTGTTTTCAACGGCTTGCTGGTTTCTGTGTTCAAAAGTGTGTTCAGCCGGAAAATATGCGTTCAGAAGCCCTTCTCCATCTTTTCCGCTGCGGCCTTCAGCTGGCCGTCCCGGACGTGGGTGTAGATGTCCATGGTGGTGGACAGCTGGGCGTGGCCAAGGAGCACCTGCGCCGTTTTGGGATCCACGCCGCTTTCCAGCAGGGCGGTGGCGTAGCCGTGCCGGATCTGGTGCGGCGTGACGGTAACGCCGCTGGCGCCCCGGTAGGCATCGTACAGCGCAGTAAAATGATCGTTTGTCAAAAGGCTGCCGTCCGGCTCCGCAAACAGGTAGCCTTTCCCCAGCTTTTTGGGGAGCAGCTTGGCCAGTGCCGGAAGCAACGGAACGTCCCGACATCCGGCGTCAGACTTCGGCTGCTTGATGTGGGGCGAGTTGCCTACATAATACACGGATTTTTTGATGTGCACAAAATTTTTCTTTCGATCAATGTCGGCGCCAGTGAGGGCCAGCGCCTCGCCCCGGCGGCAGCCGGTGTAATAAACGAGGTAGGCGAACAGGCCGAAGGGGAGGCTTGCGCTTTTTTTTATGAGTTCGATCTGCTCCGGAAGGGGCGCGTCCCGGTGGGTCTGCGTCAGGTTTCGAGGCGGCTTCACGGCGCTGGCCGGGTTGTAGCTTATAACGCCATCCACTTCGGCCTTTCGGAAGATCTGGCGGATAATCTGCAACTGGGTCACCACGGTTTTCCGGGCGCGGGTGGCGGAGAAGTCCTTAATATACTGGTCGATCTCCTTTGCGGTGATCTCGCCGGGCGGCCTCCCTGCAAATTCCTTCTTGGCTCTGGCCAGCGCCGGACGGTAGCTTTTTTGGGTATTGTGCTCTAAGGTCGGTTCGATCTCCGACCACCATGCGTCCGCGATTTTCTCAAATACCGCGGCTTTTTCCGTTTCGATGCGGTCCGCCTCCCGGTCGAAGGCCTTGACCTTCTCCCAGACCTCCTTGTCGGTTTTCCCCCGGAAGGCCTTACGCTTGCCGTTGATCCGGAGGATGGTCTCATGGAGGCCGTCAGGCCGGACGTAGTATTTCGGGTATCGTGCCATGGGTCACCCTCGCCAGAAGCCGATCTGGACGCAGTGGAAGTCCAGATACAGCGCATACATGGCAACCAGACACAGGAGCACCAGCAGGGCGGCGATGATCCGGTTTCGAGTACGGACGCCATCCATCATGATCTTCATGGTTTTGCCGTTATCAACCAGATGCTTTTCCAGCTCCTTTTTGTGGGCGCGGAGTGAATCATTTTTAGCGCTGAGGACTTCCTCCGACATGGTGAGTTTGTCTGTGATGCCAAAAAACTCATCTATGGAAATCCCCAAAACAGCGCAGATCGGCCCTGCGGTACTGATGGATGGCGATTTTGACGCATTTGCAAAAAAGTTGTTGACGGTGGACAGCGGCACACCCGATTTGTCCGCGATGTCTTGGGCCGTCATGCGTAGTGCGGCTTTTTTATCTCTGCATAAGTCTTGAATCGTCAAAAAATCACCATCCTGTGTCAAATTCCCCAATATGGGCAGATAAAGTCTCAATCTGATTCGGCAGTATACTACCCATTTCCCTAATTTGGGCATTGCGCTGCCAAACCCATTTTTGGTATGGTTTTCTTGCGGACA